ATTTTTTGGTCGTATCCGCAGTATTCGTCCCCGTGGAGATCACGGCGATACCCCATCCGTCGTCGGTTTTCACCAGAAAATAGTCGTCGTCCTCGGTCAACGTGACGGGAGTCCCGTCCGGGTCGTTTGTAACACTGTTTATAGTCGGGGCGGACCCGTCGGCGTTCTGTCCGTCGAGGATATACACGAGGTCTTCCGTCCAATTTGCAGGAATGTCCTGGGTGGCCCCGTTCACTGCCGAGCCGTCCTGGGTCGTGACCGTTGCCAGGCCGTCGAGCAGCTTCTGAATGTTCTCGAGATTGAGCTGGTACATCTCGAGCTGCGCATTCGCTGCCATGTTTTTGGCGTAGTTTACCAGCTCCTCCGCTTTCGAGCCTAGGACCTCGACGAGATCGTAGGTGATCTCGATACTCGCGTCCCCTTTGAGCACGCCTAGGTCGGTGAGAGCACCGACCGAATCGCCGACTTTTACAGTACAGCCGGCGGGTATGTGTACATAGTCGTAAGCCATTTTAATTTACCTCCTGGTATTTCATTCGTGTTTCCGTAAGACCGTGCCACCAGGTTTTCTCCCTGATAAGCCGGTCCGTTTGGTAGGTGCTTCTGACTAGATAGCTTCCTACCGCAAACTCGTTATTTTTCGTGTGATCGACAACGAGGTCAATCACCTGTTTAACCGTAGCCCTGCTTTTCCCGTATACGGATGTCTGTATGAGCGGGGTTTTGAATACAAGCCCGGTCTCCATTTCTCCGTCTATGAGATAACAGACGATCATAGGGTCCTTTGCGTGCAACGGCGCCTCGTCCTCATAGATAGCGCTGCATACATCCGTTATTTGAGAGACCGAGGTAAGATATGTCTTCATTATCTCTTGCGGGCTCATAGGGCTCTCAACCTCGCTATCATATTCGCAGTGATTTTCCGCTTCTCTTGAGATACGGATTTGCGTAATACCGGGTTCGGGGCGGTTGCCCCTGTCTCTCTGCCGGTGGTCTCCTGTATCCTCGGGGCGGTGCCGTACTCGATCAAATGCGCGTGAGGAGCTGCTCTGCCTCCGGCGACTAGATACAGTTCCACTTTCTCCGGCATATGCACGGTTCCGATTGAATTTTTATACTTCCCGCTTTTCTCCGGTGCGTTCGACTTTGTCGTGTTCTCGAGCCCGTCTGCGGAATCCGCGAGCCCGGCATTAGCAGCTTTATTGACCCTGCGCAACACCTGTTTGTCGTAGAACTCTACCTTCACGTTTTTCATGCAACCACCCTCACATACGGGTCCAGCTTGCGGCGAGCGGATAGCGGTATATTGCGCTCGAACTCCGTAGCGATACCGTCTGGGTTCTGGATTGCGGTCACTCCGATGCCGTTACCTGAGAGCCTGGCTCTATACCACTGTACGATCTCAAGTATGGCGATTTGGAGATCGTGGGGGACCTCCTCGCTGTCGTACCCATACCCTGCATTGTAGACGACCTTCACGCACTGGAGGCCGAGAGGGAATTCGTAATCATACGCAATGGTGCCACCCTCTTTGTACACGAGAATATCGTCCGTAACTTCTGTCTCGGACCCGAAATCCCGATCAAGGTCTATATGTACCGATGTCAGGGCATTGATCGGATACTCAGGGAGCCGCAAGGTCTTTCCACCATAGCTGTCGATCGTAATCGTGTGGTCCCGCGCTTTGAGCAATCGATGCGTATAGATGTTAGCAGCCCAACTTGCAGAATTGATCAGGTTCTCGATTTTCGTCTGTTCGCTATCTTCGAGATCGAGCATCGCCTTTGCGTATTCCCATGTTATTAACGCATTCACCGCATCCAGTGCCATGAATTAGCTCTCCTGTTTTTTACCGGATTTTTTCTTTTTCCCCGAAGGATGCACTGCTTTTTCTTCAGGTTCGATCGCTGCCATCTCCGGGGGCTCCTCCGTGTTTTTCTTTGTCTCGGCGGAGAGCTTTATCTTCTCTGCAGACCCGCTGTCTATCAGCTGTCTGCCCTCTTCCTTGGAGACCTCGACAATAGACCCCGGAGAGGCATTGCCGTCAGGCCCGCTCATAAGTGTTTTCATTTTTACTTTCATACATTCCTCCTATCCGTAGTACGAGACTTCCAACACCGACGAGGCCGCCTCTTCAATAAATTTTATGGCCGAGAGGTCCCCCTCGTACCAGAACGGGGTTCCCGTCGTCAGCTGTATGCCGGTATCTGCAGCCGGGTTTGTCCCGTCGTCCCGCCATCTCACATTCTGTGCCGTACAAACAAGCAGGGCCCGTTGAGCTCCCGAAGGGACTGTCAACGACTTTACCGTGTTCAACCCGGTCACCTGTTCGTGTCCAAGCGGTTTCAATATCATACTGCCCCCTTACGATACACGGAGACCAAAGACGTAGACGATACAGGCATTATTGGTGTTGTTAGCTGCTGTCACCTTCAATGTGCCTCCTGCAGCAATCTCATGCTGCGCGTCGTCGATCTGCCCGGCACGGGCTACCAGCGTATCGTTTATGCCGATATCGATCGCATCGGTAATGGCATTAGACCCGTTTTTAATTGTAACGGTATCTCCAGATCCACCGTTTGCGCTTGTTTTCACCACCGTCACATCAATTACCCGTGTTTTATGGTCGAGGACGACATCGGTGTCCCCCGCACCGTCTGTAATATCTATGCGGTGAACAACAGGGATACCTCCCTGGGTGTTTTTGTCCGCGACCTCCCCGACCCCAACCTTTCCGCCGGACTCTACGGTGATCGCGCCCCCGGAAGAAACAACAAACTCGTCTCCGCCCTGTTTCCTATAAACTTTCGGCTGATATGTTTCATCTGCCATGATTTACTCCTTGTTTTAACGGGAGGGGCGGATATCGCCCCTCTCCTGATCATTCTTTATTGGATTATGCCGTGCCTTCTGCAGGACTTACGTGTGCCTCGGAATCGATAGTTGCTCCGTGCGAGACGGGTGCTTTTTTTGCACCGTACTGGATCGCATAGATATCTCCGGTGGCAGTATTGGCTCCGCCACGATCAACGACACACCGCACGTATCGTTCCTGGGGCTTATAGACATCGATCATAAACGAATCTCCGTCGTCCCCGGGGACCACCTTTGTCCCTTCGAGGTCGGCTGCATCGCTCAAACCGGAGTCTTTTCCCTGTTGTACCTTTGCAAAGTTTGCTGCATTGACAGTGGCAATAGACCCGACGAATACAACCCCCTCATAGCCTTCCATATCGATGACATCGGAGTTGACAGCCGTGCCGGCAGAACTTTGCCCCGCTTTGGCAAGAATAACCTTACAGTTTTTCGTTAAATTCATATCCGATTCCTCCTATTATCCCAATGTGACCCGGGTGAACGCTTCGGAGAGCACCGGCATACCGTCGGTCTCCAGTCGTCCGATGAGCCCCACCTGATTGGTCTCCGCATACAGCTCGACAAGTCGCTGGATCTGCATATCCAATGCGTCGGCGATCCAATAGAATCGGAAGTCGCCGAGGATCCCGACGTATTTCCCTGATGTAAATGTATTCGGAGCATATTCGCTCAGGAACACGGGGAATCCGAGAAGCCGGTCCGGCTCCCCTACTCGAGTGCTTTCTCTCCAGATGTACTGCCCGTTTCCATCCTTAATCTTTGTGATCTGTTTCAACGCGTCCCGATGGAAAATCCAGATTGCGTTCGGCCAGTATTGCTGTTTCAGGCTGTATTTCGCCTCGACAAGGCCGTCAAATTGGATGCTCGTGGTGGTGTTTCCCGTTGACACATCGCGGCCGGTAGGGATTCCGTTGTTAGAGGCAGTGAACATGCCGAGCGGCTGCTGAGCGCCAGATCCGACGAGAAATGCTTTCTCCTGGCTCACCCCGAACTTATACGCGAGCCGATCCCGTACGAGCTGCTCGACGTCGAGGAACGAACTTCTTAAGAGTTTGTTCGACACCTTGATTCGCTTTGCAAGGGGGTGTGGGTGAAAATCACGCTTACCGAACGTCATCGAATCGTCTTCATTTCCGGTCCCAATTTCCGAAGTCCAGTCTGCGTCGGCCGGATCCGCATCGAGAGACGGGACGCCGAGACTTGCGGCGTTCTCCACCGTATGAGTGGTGGCACGCTGCCGTATTATGAGCATATCGTCTATGGCCTTGATGATATCCTGCACGAGTTTTTCCGGAGCGACCACGTAGCCGCCCGAGACATCATCGTCAGCCTGCAACGCCCTGAGCTCTTCTCCTGAAAGTCCGCGCTCTCCACCACGCAGATATGAGGCAAAAGCTTGCCTGTATTCTTCGCTCGCCCGCGGTCTTTCACGTGTTTGTTGTCCTTCGCCCGAAGGACCCGGGTCGCCGCTTTGAGTGCCTACGGCTCTCCCATTGCCGTCGCCGGAGCGAAGCCCCTCGAGTTCCCGGGCTTCCTTCGCCATGTCGCTATATCGTTTCGCCGTCTGCCGGTATTCATCATATTGTGACTTCTCTTCTTCGGTGAAACTGCGATCATCGGCGATAACTTTATCGAGCATCTCTTGAGCCTGCCCGAGAGCCTCGTCCATCTTTCGCATTAATATTTTCCAGTCCATGTTATTCTCCTTCTAAAGTGAGATTGTCCCGTATTCGACGAATGTTTTCCCTCGCTTCCTTCAGAACATCGGACGGCGACCCGCCCCCATCGCCCGGCGACCCGGGCTCCGGTTTGTTCCTCAGAGCAAGATCCTTGCTTCGCGCGATTACGGATGTATCTTTATATGCCGGATACGTTACCGGCGAATAATCGTACAGTTCGTCGAACTCTAGAATTTCCCGTGTGTCCATGCCTTCTGTAAAAGTGAACTCGTCTTTCGCGACCGAGAATGCAAACGACATTTTGTCCACCACTCCGTTCTGGATGGCTTCGTATGCGTTGCGCCCCCAGAACGTCTTCGACACCTCGGCTTTGATAAACACTCCGTTATCATCCTCCGTGGCCTCGAGGGTCCCGTTGCGTTTTGCTGCCATAGGCTGATCCGCCTCGTGGTTCCACAGCACATACTCGTCGCTTTTCTCGAGCGCTTTTTTTGCGGCACCTTTTCTTATAATCTCACGGAACCCCCAAAGATCGGCATATTTCTCGTACACGATCGGGTATCCTTCGATATACATACGGCCCTCTTCGTCTGTGGTAAGACGTATCTCTGAGACAGGGAAGTATCGTCTCTCTTTCTCCGATGCAGAGTCTTCTTTCTCGTCTTTGCCGAGCTTCTTATCGATTGCCTCGAGGAGATTGTCCGCCGTGGTTACCAACTCGGTAAAATCTTGTTGGGCAGCACGCTGCTTGATCGCAATGACAGCATTACGCCATATCTTCCCATTTTTACCGTACGGATATTTGTACCGCTCTTTCGTCTCTTCGTCCGCATCGGTGTCCTGCACGAGAAACCACAACGCGTACTTGGACCAGTCCTCTCCTACGGATGAAAACAACGTATTGCCGTCGTCCGCACTAAAAGACCAATCGCCCTCCTCGTTTATCTTCCCATCGTTTATAAGATTGTTCGCTTGTGTGATTGCTTTCTTGCTTATTTCTAACGCCATTGTTATCCTCCTGAACTCGCCGCTATCGTGCAGTCACACCCGTCGTGGTAAGGCGGATGACTGCGGTTTCCTGTTACAATCAGTGGTTCGTCTGCATTGTCGGGCTGAAATTCCCCCTTGGTGAGGAAATTCCCTTTTATATCGATCACGGTCCCGTCGAGTGCTCGGCAGTACGGGCAGCTCTTTCCGAGATGGACCGAGCGGATTTTCGTTATACCCGCTGCAGCAAAAACAGCTTTTGCAAACGCATTCTCAGCCCTGATCGTCTCCCGCATCGTTATTTTTCCCGGCCGCTTTTCTTCCCATTCGTCCATGCGCTGTGTAAGCGCCTCTCCCGGGTCCTCGCCGTTTTGCTGGGCCTCCGAGACGACATTCTTGATTTGTCCGACCGACGAATCTATGTGCCTGCTGACAAACACTTCTTTATAATCGTGCTGGAACCGCTGATATTCTGTATCTATATCCGCTTCGCTTTGTATTTCCTCTTTCGCCACCGGCAATAGTGCATCGGCATACGAGGAGAGCAGGGGTGCTGCAGATCGCTCGATATCCTGCTTAAACTCACTATAAAAACTGTCGAGCCAGGCAAAGAAATCTATGGAGTTGCGTTCGCTCAGATGCTTTTCTATCGCTTCCCGAATAGATTTTACCTCGAGTGCGACTATATTTTCTCCATACGCATCGAATTTCTTTTTGTACGCCTGGGTCAATTTTCTGCGCAGTCCCGTATACCGGTATTCAACCGTTCCTTCGATATATTCGGAAAATTCAACTCCGCGGTCACCTCTGTTGTGGTCCGAGGCTTCTATTGTAAGCGGTTGTGACCCGGTAACCATTTTTTTGTTCACCATGTTGAGCGGCACAAAGTATATTTTCCCGAGCCCGTCGGGCTGCGGATTCATGTCCTCGAGGTCCAACACCATGTCTGCGTTGAATACTCCCCGATCGAGCATCGATTCATAAAACGCCTGCCGGGTTTTGAGATCCCCGCGCATAAGCCCTTTGAGCTCGAACTTTATGAAATGCGTCTTTCTCTCTTCTTCATCGAAGAAGGTCGCATTCATCGCCTGTTCAATCTGTGTCGTGATAGGCAGAAGGGAATATATTACGAGCTCCAGCCCTTGTTGTTCGATGTTGCTGAACGTCGCACGGGAGAGCTCCCTGAGAATATGCGGGGGAAGGTTCGTCCATCGAGACACTTCCACAACAGAGAACTGTCTTGATTCCAGAGCCTGGGCTTTTTCGGGATCGATCTCTTCCGGTTCGTATTTTGCACCCCCGGTCATGAATATCACCATATGAGACTTTCCGAGTCCTGCGTATTTTTGGTTAAAATCCCTCTGCAGGGCTTTTCTGGTCTCTTCATCCATTTTGCCCTCGACATTGACAAACCCGCCGGGATGGAGCCCCGTCCCGAAAAACTTCCCTGCGAATTGGTCCTGGGCCTTGGCAATCCCGAGAGATTCGCGTGCATAATGAATAATCCCTTTGCCGGTAATCCCGTCCAGACTGATATGAGGAATGTGGAGCACATCTTCTTTCGGCAATGCAATCTCTTTTGTTTTGTTGTTTATCCTGGTAAATACATATCCTGGTCTGTCGGGATCCTTATACGTTCTGTCCGGTAAAAGAGGAATAAGACGTTGATTGCGATATGTGTTGAAATTACGATACGTATACCAGTTTCCCCACAGATATTTATGCATGATCGAGGTATACACCCACTGCCAGGCAGTCATGTCCTCATTAGGCTGATCGTGCAGTTTCGCATATAACGGGTGGTCGATTGCTCGCTGTTTTCCCCCGTTTGCCTGGTGTCGATACACGACTTTCGGCAATGTCGCTATCGTGCCGGCAATAAAATTGACGGCTGCGAACAGTGCGGAAATCGACAACGACGATTGCTCGTTTATCCGTGGGCCTGCATCGGTTTTCTTCCCGTACATAAAGTTTTTCCAGCTTTCATCTTCCAAGCCGGTGAGTGCCCTGTATGCTGCTTTTACGCGCGTCATAATACTCATGCCGTCCAGAACTCCACATCGGCTTTATCGTCTATTACAGTGACCGCCCTGCCGAATGCCATAATGGAGGCCACTGTCCCGTCAATCCGTTTCCCCGATTTATCCCGCTGCGGTTTCATCGGCATCTTGTTGTCCTGCCGGTCGTATTTGACCTCGGTACAACTGATCATCCACCGCATGACCGGATCGTTCCCGTGATTTATCTGTTTTGCATACACCGCCTTCTCGAATGCGTCGGTGGGACCGGCCATATACTTGTAGCGCTGGAACATGGGGACCATAACGAAGCCCTCTGCCTGCAAATTGTTCACAATTTCCTGGGCCTTCCATGGGTCGTGCGGGATCTCGAGTATCTCGTATTTCCCCGCCAGGTTTAATATTTCCTGTTCGATGAAGTTGTAATCGATCACGTTCCCGGGGGTGGGGATTACGTATCCCTTTTTTACCCAATAGGTATAGGGACCCTTGTCCCTGCGTTCCCGCTCGATGA